GCTTGAAGCGGCATTGGCGGCGATGGTGACCCGTTGTAAAGGATTGGCAATCGTTATGTCGAACAGGCGTTTGAACAGTCCGTCGCAAATTTTAAACAAATCAGGATTGACTCCTTCCGTGATAAGCCCGCCATTTGAAACATTGTCGGATGCTTTATTTCCGAACCAAAACAGACGCCATACCATTTTTTCCATTGCCTGTGAGAGTAACGGCTCTACTATAACGTCCATATAGTCAGTCCCTGTAAGGTCTGCCCTGTCAGTTCCGGTTCGCATCGTAAATTGTACCAGAGTATCCTCTAAGTCCCGATAACAAATTTTTTCCGCTACTTCGTAAGCTCCAAGCTCCCATAACTTTTCGATTGTAGCTATTTTGGAAGCGTTCCAATTAGGGTTACACCCGTTAGCCAGAAGTCCTACCGGCTCCATTTCGCCGATACCGCCCAATCGTGAACCGGGAATAACTCCGGTCATTACGTCCATCGTTTCGTTAATCGAGCCGAATTGCAGAATAGAGAGAAACAAAAGTTCCCTTAAATCCGTTATTCCCTGATTGCTCACGGTGAATTGATCCGTGTATTGTTGTCCTGTACTTGCCATAATATTATTTTTTTATTGTTTAACAATCAGGATTTTACAAATCTCTTAGCTTTCAATTCCGCAAGCCTTTGAGCCGTTTTACTCTCGCGTCCGTCATTATTGTTACCGCCTGTCATCTGAGCCTTGCGCCCTGCCGGTTTGTAGTGCGAACACTGTTTAGCAAGCCATTCGGTACCTCCCGCGATTTTAATCGCATTGAGCTGCAAAAGCTCCTCGTTGGTTTTTGCAGCGGCTTGCGCCGTCGCAAGCTGTTCCCTCAATTGCGCGTTTTCGGCGCGTAACTGTTCGATTTCTTCATCGGAGGTATCCGCGGGGATAATTTCCGTTATCACGCCGTCCGCGATTACGATCGTGGAGCCGTCGGGCATGACGTATGAGCCGTCCGGACTTGCCGAATCGCCGACCTGCGGCTCTCCTTCTTCGCGGTCAATCGTGATGATGTCGCCGTTTGCGGCGGTCAAATCCATCATGTTTGCCGTTTCGTCCTCGCCCGTGAGAATAGCGAGAATCTTTCGGAGCTTGTTTTCTCCTTTCTTTTTCACTTCCATTTTTTTGTTTTTTTGATTATTGTTCGTGTGAATTAATGCCATAGCCGTTTGTTTCGCTTCCGTGGCGAAACCGAGCGATACCGCCTCTGACGGGCTGATATACGTTTCATTTTTCATAAGGTTTGAAATAGTCTCCTTATCAAGTCCGGTTTTATCTGAATAGAACTTTTCAGCTCTTTTTTCAAAATCACCTATAAACTGAGATGCTGCGGACAATGTTTCCGCATCGCCTTCAACTCGCATCCACGGATTGTGAATCATAATCGGGCAGCCCGCTGTCCGTTTGTCTCCCGCAAGAAAAAGAATCGAAGCGGCGGATGCGCATTGTATTTTGCATTCGGTGATGATTTGCCGGTTAAGTCCGCGAAGATAGTCGTGCATATCGAATGCAAGCTCGCCGTCTCCGCCGGGTGATGAAATGACGATATGCAGCGGTTGATTGTCGGGTTCGTTTTTGACGTCCCGAATCAAACGGACGAGCGAGTACTGCCCTTTTTCGCTGCCTATGATTCCGATTACCTTTATCATATTTTTTGATTTTACGGCAAAGGTAAACAGGGTGGAATTTATTGAAGAAGAAATGACGTAAAACCTACTGCAAAAGTTTTGCAGTAAGTAATTAATTGAATAACAATTATTTACTGTTATTCGGTATCAATCGTATATAGTCGGTAATAATATATAACGAATTAAACATCAATTAATTAAAGCGGGAATATTAACGGTTTTTTACTGAACCGGCCGGTTCGGTAAGTTTTTGCAAATAAAAAACCCCGGCCGGGAGCGAATCCGAGCCGGGGCGGTCGTCAAACAAAAAGATACGTCATGCTATCAAACGAGCCGTATCCTTTATTTTATTGCCTATATCTTCCAGAGCGAAAGATAAAGTTTTCAATTCTTCTTCGGTAAACGAAGTCAGATTTCCGTTTTTAATGTTTCCGTTTAATTTTTGGAAAAACCAACTCTTGCTTTTACGAAAGTATTCCCGTGCAATGTATGTCATTGAAACAATACCGAGAATATCTTCCAGCTTCATTCGAACGGTTACTTCGTTACAGAAACTCTTTATTCGTTTCGTATCCTCCTTTGCGGAATTGATAAAAGCATCCGCAAACTCTTTCCGTTCCTCTTCCGATTTGGAAGCTATGCGATTCCGAAACTTGACGTCGAATTTTTGTTTTTCCCGTTCCGTATCGAGAGTAATAAATTCTCTTTTTAACTTTTCAATTTCTTCCTTTGCGTTCATAACATAATTATTTACGATTTGTTAAAAGCAGCCTCCGAAGGGGCTGTTGTCATTCTTTCAACAGTAGATAGAGCTGAATCAGATTGTCGAGACACTCATTTACCTCTATCTCCCATTCCGTTTCGGAAGTCATCTTAACGATGTCTTTCTCATACCGGACATAAAATTCAAGCAATTTCTTCTCTTCTTCTATGCGAGCCTTCAGCTCATTTTGATTCAACATTTCAAATATCTTTTAGTTTGACAATACAAAGATAGTAAACTATCGTTTACCGACCAAATGTTTCGGCAATTATTTTTGTTAAAAACGAAAGATTTAACATTTGAAAGCAAAAAGCCCCGCTTGTGCAGCGAGGCTTGACTTTTGCTTGATGTTGTTGTCAAATATTCTTACCAATCATTACTGCTTGTAATGGTAGATTCGTTTTTTAATGACGATTCAATATTATTGAAAATCTTATTTACCGTAAGGCAAAGATTGATAAATACTTTTGCATAATTTTTTTTGTTGTATTTTGTTTTTTCGACTATCGGGTACGTTTCTGTTATTTTTACATCGAATCTGTCTGTGGTTTTAGAATCTTTTATGGAAACATTGTATTCATTCACGGATAACATGACTCTAACCCTGTTTTCTTTTATATCCATTCTGATTGTGTGATTACAATTATATGTTGTGGTCGTAAAAATGTTTCCGTCTTTAAGCACGTCAAAATTCCCTTTTCCGATAACAACCCCCGCATCTTTGTCTTTTTGCTGAATCACATCGTTGGCGCTTTTGTAAGCGACAGCCATATAATTTAATACATTTGTGTAGATTTCATCTTTCGTTCCCGGTATATTTTCTAAAACTTTCGTAAACACAACATCGGAACCTTCCACTTTATATAAATCCTTAAATAAATCCAAGTCTTTTTTTTGTTCTTCCGTTTGGGCGAATACGGCTAATTGAGAAACAGTGAACAGTAAAATAAATAATACTTTCTTCATAACGATAATAATTAAAATGTTAATATTTTTTTTGCAAAAGTAGATAAAAGATGATGATAATACAGAAAATGCGGAATTATTTATTTCTATTTACGATACGGATTTAAAAATGTTTGACGGTATCGGATATTCGTTGAAAAACGAATCGGGTATCAACGCAAATAATGTCCCGTAAACGGAATTGACATGTCGCCGCGGGAAATGCAGCGAAAGCCGTTGCATTTTTTGTTTATGATATTTTATTTAATCGGTAACCGTATAAAATCGAAATGCTCATATTTCTTTCTCAAACCTGTTGACTATTTTATATACCGTCCTTTCCGATACTTCATATTCGGTTGCGAGATACGCGACGATATAGGTGATTTTATGTCCTTCGTTTTTCAGCCGTACAAATTCGTTATACAAATCAAGATACTTTGCGTAATCAATACCGACATTGAGTTTTTGAAAACCTTCAATCATCGGCTTGTAAACGGATAAGGCTTCATATACTTTCATTGCTCAGTCTTTCCTGTACTTGTACTCTGTTGTTTACGTTGTTTATTTCTTCGACGGAGACGACGGGATTCGGCATTTCCGCGATTGCTCTTGCGAATGCGCGGAACAGCATGTCTTCGCCGATTTGCTGTTGGGAAGTTTGAACGACATTGATGGGAACGCCGCCGCCGATTTGATTGAGGGCGGAAAGGGCGGGGCCGAACATCGAGGTGGCGGATGCGGTCATTACGCTTTCGCCTCTCGATAGGTTGGCCGTAACGCCGTCGGATGTTCCGGAGCCTGCGCCGGAAATAACGCCGCCTTCGGCGAATTTCGGGGCTTTGGGTTGTTTTTCTTTCGATAACAGTTGTTTTGCTTTGGCCACGTTTGCGAGTATGGCGGCAATGGTTATCGCAATAGCCGGAATATTAGCCGGAAATCCGACTTTTTGGGCTGATCTGACCCCTTCAACCAAAGCCGTCGCTGTTGCCAGTCCGATATTGAATAAGGCGACGGTTTTGGCAAATACCGCCAAAGTCTCGTTATCTTCCGCGAAAGATTCCAACACTTGCGAGAAAGCTTCGCCTATCGTTTGCGCGGCTTGCAGTTGAGCAACGACACTGTCGTGAATTACCTGTTGATTATCCAATTCGGCTTGATTTACTCTTTCTTTCTGGTCGAGAACGGCATTTGTGTAGGCGATTTCAGCTTCCAATCCGGTACCGAATCGGGCGGCTTTGGATTCGGCGTCCATATTCAGCAGGGCGTCGTATTCCGATTGCGCCTGCTGTAATCTGATATTTGATTCTTCGATTGAACCTTTTATTACGCCGTCGAGGCGTTGACGCCATTCGAGGTCAATTGCCGCTTTTTGGTCGGCTAATATTTTTGCTTGTCTCTGTTTTGCCAAATCATCCCGCTGCGTGTCGTATTTAGCTATGATAGCCGCCTTCATTTCTTCGGTCAGTTCGGTATTTCTTAATTCGGCCTCTTGCTGTTTTTCCAATTGTTGCATACGGAGTTTATATTCTTCTTCTCCGCCTTTTGCCGCCGACTGTAATTGCAGTTCGATTAATTTGGTTTCGTTTTCGATACGCTTTTTAATTTCCTCGTCGGAAAGTTTGTCCAAATCCTGCTGACGTTTGGTTTCAATGTCAATGATTGTTTTGTTGATTTCCCCGCGGGCCGTATCGGTAAGGTTTTCTTCATCCGCTAACCTTCTTTGCAAGTCTTCGATTTGACGTTCGTATTGCAGGTTTATCGCCCGGCGCTGTTTATCTGCTCCTTCTTCAACGATTGCGAGGGCGGCGTCTTCGGCCTGTCGGATGGCTTCACGCTCTTTTTCGGCGCGTTCTTTGGCGGCTTGCGCCGCTTCCTGCGCCCGTTGTTCGGCAACGTCGGATAACCGTTTCGTTTCGGCGGCTTCTTTTACCTTGCCGTCCTGTTCCAAGTCATCGAGCGTTTTTTTAAGATTTTTATATTCATCGCTGTTGACGTCCGAAATATTTTGCAGGGCAAGCCTGTATCCGACTGTTTTTTTGTTTAAAATATCCATTTCCTTTTTATACAAATCTTCCGCGCTTTTTCCCGATGCCCGGTCAACGGCTAAGGTATTTTCGAGCCTTTCCGCTTCATTCAACAGCGCTTCCGATTGCGCTTTGCGTTCGGCTTCAAGTCTGCGCTTTGCGGCGTTTTCCTGATTTTTTACCGTTTGCTCGGCGGCTCCTTTCTGGTAATTGCCGAAAACATTTAATCCTTTTTTCATTTCATCGAGAGCGCCGTTGAAATCTCCGCTCATGATTTTGCCGAGCGCCGCAAACGGGGCGATGATATAATTTTTAATCGCTTCGTAAACGCCCGCAGCCACTTCTTTTATCTTATCTACCGCTTTGCCGAAACCGCTCATTCCGTCGGTTCCTTTTTTGAACCACCCTACCAAATCATCCCAATGCGCAATCAGTTCGCCGACCAATACGACCAGCGCGCCTATACCGGTTCCGATGATTGCGCCGCGTAATAATTTGAACGCCGTGCTTGTCGTTGTCGTACTTACTCCGAACAGTTTCATCGTTGCGGTCGCCGACTTGGTTGATGCGTCCCATATCTTGGTTTGTGTGGTTTGCAGCATGGTCATCATGGCGCTTTCTTTTTTCAATGCGTTTTGAATAGCCGTTAAACTGTTTAATGCAGCCATGACAATCTGCAAATTTTTCATCGTATCTGCGAGTTTTTTGTTTTCCGTGTCGGACAGGCCCAATACCGACTGATACAGTCCGTAACTTCCGATCAATGTTTGCAGCCCTTGATTTATACCGTTAAATGCCTGCTGGCTGCTTGACATATTTCTTAATGATTGATTTGCGGAATTAATGGCATTGCGTATTTCTCCCGCCTTGTCTATCAGTTCCTGAAATTCGGCGGTGTTATCCTGACCGGCAAGTTTCATTTCCTGAATCTGTTTTACGTATTCGGCCAATTCCCCGCGTAAATTACGGGTCGCCTTTTCGTAGTCTCCGACCGAGCGGCGATGGTCGCCCAAAGCCTCTTCTTCTTCTTTGAGCTTGGCGGTGATTTCCGTTATGTCTTTTTTTAATTTTTTTCCGTCGTCCGAATTTTTACGCTGCTCTTCGCTCATGGCGGCGTATTTTGCGTTCGCATCGGAGAGGGCGGCGCGCAAAGCGTTCAGACTGCCCGCTTTCTCCCGCTCTATTTTCAAATTGTTTTGAATCTCTTTGCTCAACGCTTGGACGGCTTTTTTGTTGTAATCCGTTTCGGCCTTGGCGGCGGCCATTGACTTATTGTATTCCTCCTGCGATATGATTCCGCTCCGCAGCGCTTTTTTCAAGGATTCCTGTATTTTCCTGTTTTCCTCGATCTTCATGGTGTACTCGGCTATGCCTTTAACGGCTTCTTCGTACTTCACTTCGATATTAAATATAACATCATTTTGATTTTCCGGCATGATTATTTGTTTTTTATAAATTTATTTATTATATTTGCGGTGTAAATATTATTAATATGAAACATTTGCTTGACATACTTTCCATCCCTTCCGCAATCATTCTTGTTGCTTATGCCGTTTTTTATTTCAGACACAGAAAGGAAATCCGGAAAGATACCGATAAGAAGATGAAAGAGAAATACCCGGACTGGCCTAAAGTACCGAGACAAAAAACACATTATTCGGTTTTCCCTTTGAGCCTCTGGAATGATTAACCTACATTTGCAATAATTTTGCTTTTGCGACATTGTTTCCGTTTATTTGCAATTCAATGATTATATAATAGTTTCCGGTTTGCTCAAGGTAAACCGGGATCATCAGATCGAGGGTGAAAATATCCGTATCCGTTAACAGCAAAGAAATTTCAATGACTTTCGGGTGAAGGATTATTTTTTGATAGTTCGAATAATAAGCGGTTTTCAGATTTTCAAAATACAACTCCGATGGAAATACGGCAAAGGGTGCCCCGTTTTCATAATTCGTGAGTCCGGTTTTATATTCTATGAGTATTAACCTGTCTTTGAGTTTGTTCCGTGTTAAAGTGTAATCATCATTAACGGTATAAAGGTTAAAATTTGCAATAGGAAAAATATCTCCGCTTTCATCGGTGAGCAAGTAATTATCACTCGGTGCAAATTTCATTTCATACAATGTTTTTTCTTCTTCGAGCGCGTAACTGTCAACATCCAAAGAAGCATCCGCTTCCATAATTACCATGTCGTCTTTCGTATATAACAACCGATTCTTTTTTGCAAAACTACCGAATGAGAATGAAACGGAATCAATTTTGTTTCCGGTGATAACTTTACCCGTCCAATTCTTTGCCTGCGCTTTTTTATCGTATAATTCGTCAATCGAATAGAGCCGAACGGTATCTTCATCGGTATAATTTGCAAATAACCCGAACATCGCCGTTACAGTACTCAACATATCAAATGCCGTTATGTCGGGAAGATTGACCGCTATCGGATATTTATCGCCCGTATTCAAACTTACATCTGTTATGTGCATCGTTATTGTACCGGTATAGGTTCCTTCCGGGCTTTCTATGCAGTTCTGGAAAAAACCCGCGGGATTAATCCATACGTAAAATTTAACGGTAATAATATCGCCGGCCTTACATTCGATCAGCTTTATTTTATCGAATACCATATCATCGTTCATTCCGAACGATACGATTGATTCTTCCGTGTCATTTTTATATACATATATTAATCTTATATACTTGTACGGATTATAATTATCCTTAGGGATAAATTTCAAAGTCCCTGCGAATGTAATATTGCAATCATTCCGTATCATGATAGAATTTCCGACTATCAATCCCGAATCGTCTTTTATTACGTTTATTACGAATTTATTCTTATAACCGAAAATAACATCGTCAACGGAATTAATAACGGGGTCAAGGTTTAATTCAAACATGGGCATATATATTCTGTCATATAAACTTGCAATATAATCCGGTATATCAATATTTATACTCAAACAATCGGCTGTTTTACTCATAACCCATTTTAACGATACAAACCGCACGTTGACGGGTGCGGCAAAAATACCGGTATGCGACTGATACACTTTTGCCTTTGCGCATCCGTAATTCCGGGTATCCGGAGAAATAAAATAATCGGGGTCGGTTGTCGTAAGCATAAAATAATCGTCAATCTTCATCGCTCTCAGCTTCAAATTCTGCAATTCCTTTATATTAAAACCGACTCCCCACGTGATGAAAAATTCGATGTAGTCGGATACGGCGAGGACATATCCTTTTCCGTCTTCGATTATCGGAAGCCCGTTTTTGTACAGCTTGACTTCATTTATCCGATACGGAAAATAATCCGGCTCATTCGTATTTTCGGGAATGTTGCTGAATTCGATTGCTCTCAGATTCCCGATCGTTTTCGGGATTTTTATCGTGGTGGTGCGATTGGATTTGACGCTCGTTATTTCCTGAAATACGGATGAGTTGTAAATCAGCGAGAAATCGAATTTATCGTCCAATTCGATTAATTTATATTCGACCTTGTTTTCGGTATCATTTTCGATCTTTTTTCCGATGTACAGTTCGTAGTTTTTCATAATTCGTGATTGAATGTTTTAGGCAGAATCAAGGTGCATTCGAAGTCCTGCAGTTGCGATCGGTCTTTGACGAACGAGCCGTCGGCGATGTTTACGCCTGTCCAAAGTTGTTCGTCGTTTTCGTATCCGCAAAACATATCAACGTAAACCGCTTCGGGCAATGATTTCAAAAATAGGAATGTGTCGCGGTCTGCAAGCGGAGCGAAGAGTTTGATTGTTCTTTGACAGTCCTTTTCCGTTCGGCTTGTTCCGGGATTGTATCCGTCTTCGAAATCCGCCGTTCGCAGAAATTCGACGATGTTGTCGGCGTTCTTCACTTCGTTCGATTCGGATGCGATGTTGAACAGGTAATAACACCGTTCGCCGAGTTTGTTTATCCACCGGAGATAGATTCCTTCGGTGCAGTCGCTCACGTTGAGCGTGATGCGTATGCTTTTTTCTTCGTCTATTCTCATATCAATTCAATAATTTTCTTTGTTTCACCTGCGGCCTCGCGTTGTAAGAAGCGAAGTCGTTCGCTCTCGTTACTCCGTTTCCGTCCGCCACGTCCCAATCGCCGAAATTAAACGCGGCCCCGTCGCAAACGTTCCCGGTCGTGTTGTCCGTTCCGCTCGTTGCCGTGACGTTCGGAAATCGGCTTAAGAATTGAGCAATACTTAACGAAGGCATCAGGAACGTCCATTGATTCAAAAAGGTTATCGTGTTATCCCATGTCTGACTTTCGTTTATCGCCCATAATCCGTTAAATCCGCTTCCGACGCCTCTTTTCGCTCCGTTGTCCACGTAATAACCGAAAGCGCCGACCATGGAGGTCATGTTCGGATATGAAGCGTCCGGGAACAGGCTGTCCGGGTGTTCGTCAATCCGTGCGCCCCGCCAATAATCCGGAAGATATTCGCCCCATGAAAAGCGGGGGCTTCCGCCTCTGAAATTCCAAAAACAGCCGTCCATGCTCTTTATTTTTTGACCGTTTCCGAGATGCAGGAAGAAATTCGACGCCAATATTGCCCTTGTCGCTTTGTTGAACATCCAATCGAGTATGATGTCGTCCGCTTCGTTGTTCATGAACAAATCGGGTTCGAGCAGCAGCGGGTAATCGTAGTTGTTCGGCCCCATACTGCCGTATTTATCGTTAATTGCGTTGAAACATCCCGTAAAGTCTTTGATGTTCTTTTGATTTTGAAAAATATTCATCTCCAAAAATCTTTCCGCGGTTAAGAGTTCGGATGCGTTATTCGGTTGGCCGTATTTTTCCGTCCAATTCGCCCCGACGTTTCCCATCTGTCTGAACGTTTCGAATACGCTCGTCAGTGCATTATCGGCGGCGCAGGAAAGCATGTGCTTTTCGATTTTTTCGAATCCGCTGCCGTAATAGGTGCGGTTGAGCTTATGAACCTGATCTTTATGAGTTATGTTTTGATACATGTTTGACGGAAATCGCATCCGGTCGGCGGACGTGTAAACATATCCGCTTCCCGTATTTTTATTGCCGAAGTTTTCGAACATGAAATCAAAATCCGTCATGTTCGGAGTCTCCAGACCCGGAAAGTCCGACGCGAAGCTTCCGTTGACGACGCCGGCGAACATCTTGTATCCGCTCGTAAGCGAGGGACTCAGTATTTTCCTGATTGTCGTAATGTACTGATTCGGCAGAAAGGTTGCTCCCCAATCGGTATTCGCGCTTTCCTCAAACGAGGAAAAGCGGAAGACGTTGACGCCTTTCCGCACCTTTACCGTAACCTGTTTTGTATCGGTTGTCGCGTAGGTGTGCGGAAAATCTTTCCCGACATATACCGTAAAGGGGTTTCCCTGTCGGTCGGTAAATTCGACTTTCGTCGGCTGAGGTACGTCGAACGGTTCCGTGTTTCCGTCTCCCCAATCTATTTGCGCCTCACCCGATTCGATTGCGGCCATGTTAATCACCCGTTCGATGGTTTGACCGGCCGAAGCGGGTTTTACGTCGAATACGAATTGCGACAGCCATGCGCCGTCCTGCGTGATATGCAATGTCGCAAACACATTCGTATCGTCGGTCGAGCGAACGATAATATCGGCATTCCTCGGATATTCGATATCGGATTCCGAAATTTTGAAGGCAATGTCGCTTCCCGATATTTGATACGAAATCCATGCTTCCCCGTTTTCGACCGTAAATCCGCCGCCGTTTGTTATCACGCCGATTGTTTTTGTCGTTTGATTGTAATCGACGGCGAGATTATATTCGGTTAATTCAATCGTGATATTTTTTGTGTCTATATAGAATACCGCCGTTTCGTTTGCTTTGACGTTCGGAATGATATTGTGTTTTCCCGTCTCGATTTTTCGCCAAACGGAAGGCGCTCCGCCGTCCGTTTCACAGACGAAATTCCGTGTGTTTTGCAGAAAGAGCGGGAAAGTAAACGGCAGGTTTTTGAACCATGTCAATGTTTTGGAGCGGTTGTAGGTTTCGCCGATTTGAAGCGCGCCCCAAATTACTTTCACGGTCCCGTCCTGCGGGTTGTTTTTTTCATCATCCGCCGTAAAATCAACGGATTGTATCAAGATTTTATCGGACTCTTGAATGTTCCTGAAATCATGTATGTTGAATTTCGATTGCGCCAACGCGCTTATGTCGAATTCACATACGCCGTTTGTTGACGCTCTTTTTAGGGTGAAACCGCTCACGGAAAGCGTACATTCGCCTGTCGCCTGCGTGCATTTAATGATTACGGGATTGAATGCGAATGCCGTTTCGGGATATTCTATGTTCATTTTGCTGCGTTTATATGGATTGTTTGTATTTCGGTTGAGAATAATCCGGTCAGTTTTTGCCGGATGTTTTTCAGAGTTGCCGGTATTTCGTTCGAGTAAATATCTTGTCGTCCGCCGTACCAATGCAGTTTTGTTCCTTCCGTTTTTATTTTATAAGCGATTGCTCCGGCGAGCGAGCTGTCGCCGCGTTGCTGCGGGTTGTATTCGGGTTGCCATTTTTTTGAGGGCTTGCGGACATAAGGAATCGGGCTTGCGGTTATTCCTTTGTCTTTCATCCATTGAAGGATAATGCCTTGAAATCCCTGCGGAACTTTACCGGGTTTTCTCCCCGTTTCGAGCGTTTCGAAGGGGAAACGGCCGAGCAACTTAACGCCGTCTCCGGATTCGACGATTTCAAGGCTTGAAAGGGTTTTTCCGGATGCGTTTTGCTTTGTGGAGATAATGTTGTCGGATATGCGCTTTTTCAGCGTTTCGACTTCTTCGAGTACGATATGTTTTACCGGTTCGTTCATATGCAGGCGATGATTTCTTTTAATCGGATGTTTACGGAAATCCCCGCGAGGTTTACGTCCAGTTTATCCACGACGTCAATGCCGCCGACCTGTTCGGGATTGAATCCGAGGGCGACGAGTCTGCCGCGGAATCGAAACCACAAATCCATCATGTTGTCCGCAATCGGGGCGGCATCTTTCGGAGTACTGAAGTCAAGCGGGCATTTATCAACGAAAAACAACAACAGATTTCTGTATATCCGATAGTGCGTTTTGTAGTTTTCGTCTTCGTTCCAGATTTCGGGGAATTGCCTCAGGAGCGCGGGATAGGAGGGGGCGTTGTCGGCCCGGAGGTTTATCCTTGCGATGTCGTCGAAAATATAGGTGAGTCCCATTTCCGAGGTAATTTTTTCGAATGCTTCGTTAATTTTCATTTTATTTTTTTTGAGTATATTTCGCGTAATTTTTTTTCGAACAGGGCTTGTTTGTTGTCCATTTCGAGGCATTTGTAGATACGAATCCACGGGATTGATTCGACTTCGGAGTGGTCGGTTATTCCCATTCTTCGGGCGTACCAGTCAATTGTTCCGAATATACCGTTGTCAATTTGATTGATTCCGGCTTGAATTTCTTCGGCGCTCGGACGGTATTTTATTTCGGAGAAGAGTTTACCGATTCGCGTGAGTTCTTTTTGTATGAAGAGCATGAAGCGGATAATGTCGAACGCTTTGCAGGTCAACGCCTTTTCTTTGTTGATATTCAATATGACATCAAGCGGAACGAACAGCATGTCTTCGATTGTTTTGACGGATTGTATTTGAATCAGTTGACCGAATGTCAAGTCGTTGAGATTTTTCGGAGCGGGTTTGTTGAGGATGTAGGGGGGCGGTTCCGTTGATTCGAGTTTGCGGAAAAGGTCTCCGATTTGTTTTTCGTCCGATTTGAATAAGTCGGTGTAGAAGATGAAATCTTTCAGCGTCGTATCTTTATCTGTTCTCATATTTCAATTCAGTTTTATCGTTTTGAATTTAGGCTTCTTCAGTATCGGCGCCAGAAAAAAATACATCCCCATTATCAGCATATCGAGATAGTCGGGAGAATGTCCCAAAATCTGTTTCATTACCTCTTTTGAGATGATACGCTTTTTTTGAGTGTCCGTAATCCCGTTATCCGATTTCAATACCATTAACTCTTCTTTAATAATTTCCCGCTGCTTTTCTGTACATATTATATTCAAATCACGGTTGTTTATCTTTTCGGCCAATTTGTATGCGCATTCCGATTTGAGATTGGCGTACAAATCCTTATCGAAAGCGGTTGCTCCGCCGTGAAATTCTTTGATTCCGTTGATGTAACTTTCAAGGTATTGACCCAAGCCGTCGCTGTCCGCAATCGTCATGCTTCTTCCGACGCCGTCCTTATCCATCAGTTTACGCAAATCGGTTTCTATCTCTTTTGCCGGAGAAAAAGTTTTATCTGTCGCAATACGGCAAACGGAACCTCTCCAACTGCCGGCAACGAACCGGTCGCGTCCTTTCATTGCAAGGTCGGCGCTTATACATTTGCGGCCGACTTCCGAAACGTGATTATTCGTGAAACAATCGCATACCGAATCATAATCAACCAATAACTCCGGGTCATCGTCATATTCCCAATTTCCGAGCAGAAGACGTTCCTTTTGCGTCCTGCTGAATGTTCGCTCAAGATTAAGCAGATAACCGTCGGGCAGTTTTTTATTGTCGTTCGGCAATGCCTGAACAAATCTTTTCCACGATTCCAAATTTCCTTCTTTGAACTTTTTATAATAATCGCCGTACAGATAGTTTTTTGCCGGATTGCAAGTCTGCAAAAGTTTCGGAGCGAGTTTGTAGGTGTCGTTTTTCCAACGGCCGATAGAGGCTTGGAGATTTGATTTTGCCTCGAGATTAAATTCGCCCGCTTCTTCAATCCATCCCCGCGTCATCTGCATGGAACCGAAACGCTGGTAAAGCGGATCGGTAGGCATATATCGCGCGTCAAGCAAATATACGCGGCTTCCGTTATTCAGCTCGAAATAATTATCATTCCCCTTGTAGTTATGGTAGTTTGAATTTATACCCCAATTTCGTAAAACTTCATAAACGGTCGGTATCGTGTATTTACGAAGGTCAATTAACTGCTTTCTGGCAATGAAATAAAACGTTTCCGGATACGTGAGTGCATCTCCGAAAATAAGCGAGCATCCGAGATAACTTTTCCCGCTGCCTTTCGAACCGCCGTAAACAATGTCGGTTACCGTATCATCTATCCATAAACGGCAAACCTGTTTTTGCTTTTCGTTACCGTATGTATTAAATTCGAGAGTTTTAATCATGTTACCGTCATTCCGGTTATTACCGCCAATTCTTTTCCCGCGCTCTTAATATCAACATTGCTTGTTATATACCCCATCATTTTGCATCGTAATTCGATACAGGCCTTTATTCCGTTCAAGAAAGCAACTTCTCCGTTTTGCTCGACTTCTTCGAGTTGCATTTCATTTCGGAGTTGCATTTCGTTTTTGCGAATCTTCTTTTTTGAAGAGCTTCCCAATGACTTATCCCAAGCAATCCAGTACTGATGTTCAAGCCTGTCTAATTTTTCAATTTCGGAAATCAGTCCGTAAGCCGCTGTTTTCTCCGCTTGTTTTTTGGCTTCTTCCAAAGCTTGCATATAATCATTGAATGCGGTCACGTGAGAAATCTTAACGGCTGTCTCTTTTGAAACCGTTTCGGCTATTTCACGAAAGGAGTATGATTTTGCTCTGTATCGGCAAACTAATTCTTTTTGTTTTTCACGAACCACTTTATCCCGTGCATTATTTCCCTTTGCCATTGTTAAGTTATATTTATTAAGATATTGCTTTTATTATAAGCCTCGATAATATCTTCATTTAAGTCCCAATGTTTACCTTTCGGAAGCGGTAAAGAAAATTCGTGATCGAGCGCCCATTCCGCGAGTTCCGGAGTATTCGGTTTTCCGTTGATTGCCTTAACCTGCCATGATGATTTTTTCAATTCCCCGACGGACAAAGAGCCTGCATCGTAAATCAGATAGTTTGTTCCGATGTAAAGTTCATTGAGCTTTTTAACATCTTCTTTTCCGTGGTACTTTTGAAAATACCATTCTCCGTATCGGTAATTCGCGGTAAATCCGTTTTTGTCCGTGAATAAACCGGTACCGCGCGGATCAATTGAATTTTTCCGGTCCGTGGTTCCCGCTTTGAAATCTTTTGGAATCCCGGAATAGAAAATAAGCCCGCCGGGTTTACATAAAGCGGAAAGGCAAATAAGTACAGCCTTTTCATCTTCCGTTGAATTTACGGAGTTGAGAACCGAATCGCATACAACGGCATCATATTGACCTTTTGTTTCGAGATGTCTTTTTATCCGGAGAAAATCCCGACGAATTTCATCCGTCCATATAGCATCATTTCCGGGTTTCCGCAGAAAAAATTCCATCGTGTGTACCTTATACCCTTTTTTATCGAGCATCTTTGCATAATCCCGAAATCCGGAACCGAAATCAAGAACGGTCATCTCTTTTGTTATATTCGGAATGACTGTTTTTTCGTATAAAGTCGAATGAGAACGTTTACTTTCTTCACCTTTCGAGTTCGTGCGTAACCGGAATTTTTGCGCCAAAGATTGAATATATGTTTTCTTTTCGATATGCGAGTACTCGAATTGTCCGTACTCTTTTCCGAAATAGTACTTTGCTTTTTCAATAAGTTCATCCGGTACCGCATAAACAAGCAAATCCATACCCGACAGTTTTACGGCTTTTGCATAAACCGCCGAAACAATTATGTTCCCTTGCATATCGGTAACGGCATTGGCAAACTGACCGTAGCGGAGAATCATTTTTGACAGCTCGTTTACGAATTGATTCTTTTCTCCCGCGGATACTATTTCGATATCCGAATTTTTTACCGTCTGAAAACCTTGTTTCAACCGTGAGTGTATTTTGATTATCGGAGCGCGCTCGCTGATTTCGCACTCGCAAAAATTGTGGAGTTGATTGAAGCGGACTTCATCGGATGAGTTCACACCCGACAGTACAAAAGCGGGGACGGTTTGCATTTTCATCGCGGCACAGACTTTTGTCCTTTGGTGGCCGGCCAACAGCTTGTAATCTTCAGAACGGACGATAACCGGCTTGATTATTCCGAGTGTCCGGATGCTTTCCCGTAATTTCGTCATTGCTTCGGGAGAAAGATACCGCGGGTTGTAATCCGCCGGACTCAGCTTTGATATTTCCGTGTCAACCGCATTCAACATGATTAACCAATGTTTGCGCGAATCCCAAAAGGGTTCCGTTGGTTGAGAAATATTCATCCGCCTTTCGGCTCAAGTCCGCCGATTCGGTATCCGAAAGCGGAATTTTGTATGTTCCGAATTTCAGATAGTCAAGGCGGGTTGTCGGTTCAAAACTTTCATTTGCCAGCTTCAATTCATCTTCGTGTGGGAAAAGATGCTCGAATTCCGAAATATCGAGTCCGTAAGACGATAATTCGAATTTATCCCATTCTTCGGAGAGTATGTCCCGATCAAACGAGCCGCCGTCGTTATTGGCAACTATGCAAGCTTCGCGAAATTCTTCGTGTGTAAACCGCACTTCCCGGTATGTATATCGGTTGCCGTTCCAATTGATGAATCCGGTTAAAACGGTTTTGTCCGGTTGAGGTTCGCCGAATTGTTCGATTACGTCTATCGTTGCTCCGTCGAATATTTTCGAACGCTGGTTACCGCTTACGTATGCTTTGTTGTTTCGGCAATAAACAACGCCGGAAAGGTCTCCGAATTTTTAAGCAAATTGACAAATCTGAAATAGATAAACACACTCATGTTTTATGTGTTTCAAAGAATAAAGATTTTCCCTCGGAAGAAATACCTAAAAGTCTTATTGATTCGGTTTTTAAGGTGATACTATCATTAACTAATGAGGGATATTAATAAATATCATCAATTTAGAGTAAATGATGATGAGATGGACAGCGGATACGGATTTTCTTTGTGTGATGGAGATTTTATTTTAGCAAGAAAAATAGACGAAAAATATTGGTCACAAAGGCTAAATATTAATAGCTGGTTATTTGTACTTGTTTTCAAAAATGAAGATTATATCATTAGGAAAATTATCGAGCATAACATTGAGACAATGTCTGTTTTGTGTCATCCGTTGAATTTGGCCTATTCGGATTCTATTGTTTATTTGGATGATTTATACGAACTGTATAATGTCATAAGAATTATTGGTAAAAATAACTGTTGAACTATTTTTTACACCAGATATGATTTACATAAGTGAAGAATACAAAGAATTTTTACTTGATACTTTATCAATCCTGCATAACCCTCATTCTTATGATGAAATAAATACTAAGAAAGCGATGCATTATATATACATCGGATTTAAAAATACTAAACACATTATTACTTATGATATATTTGAAAAAGAAGCAATAAGTATTTTTAACTCACAGGTATGTCCGAAGCATTTTAACAATACGGCATTGGAGGTATCTCTCTATTTATGCGGAATTATTGGAAGTACATATAAATATCCTCATTTAATTCTTGTAAAAACAAAGGAACAACTTCAAAATATTTTAGATGTTATTAAAGCAAATGATGCAAATAACTGTTTAACCTATCTTGATATATTTCAAATAGAACACAGAAATGAAATTTTAAAAAGAAAAAAAATCAACGGAAGACAAATAGAGGACGATAAAATAAAGCGTGAATACAAGGAAAAACTTTTGGAAAAAGAACGCATGAAAAACCTTAAAAAACAAGCCCTTCAAGAACTCATCGAAGAAGGATTGATTTTCAACGAAAGAAAAAGCGATGAATCCAAGCGAGAACCTATCCCTCAAGACGTTGCCGACAAGGTGTGGAATCGTGATGGCGGGAGATGCGTAAAATGCGGGAGTCAAGAAAATTTGGAATTTGACCACATCATACCTTTTTCCAAAGGCGGAGCCACAACATACAGAAATCTGCAGCTTCTTTGTCAAAATTGCAATCGGGAAAAATCGGATAACATCGGGTAA